ACTTGCTCCAGCAGTCAGTGTAGATGTCTGATCGCCGCGATTGTAATACATACAGCGGAACGTATCGCCCGTAGCCACCCCTGCGACACCGGCGGATATTTCTGTACCTGTGGGAGTAGTGGCAGTGCTCGCCCCTGTCTTAGAGTTCTGGGTTACAATTCCACCCAACAGCCCGGCGATAGTGAGTGTGGCTTCCTGGGCATCAAAGTCTGTTACCGCACCTGCGATAATAGGAACTTTCTTGGCGGTTCGGCTTAAAGTAACCTGGCCTGCGGCTGTCAGTGCATCACTAAACGTATTAGCAGCACTGAATGTATTTGCTAGACCCAAACCAGGAAGTGTGCAGGTTGCCGAAGGCAGCGTAATCACCTTTGCACTACCGCCTGCCTGATTTTGAATGGTAGTAGCATTTGTCCCTGCGGCTATAGGAGTGATCGCAATACTTCCACTTGTGGTTCCTGTAGCTACCAATGAACCAGCCGAACCAGCTTTGCCCGATGTGACGGTACTGTCAAAAAGTGCCGTGCTCGCGCCTGTGACAGCGCCAGTAGCCGCAATAGTCAGACCGGTAGAAGCATAACCACCGCCCACGTCTATCGAGTTGGCTACTAAATCGCCGTTTTCGTTTAGGGAATAAGCAGCAGTAGGCGTGCCGTTTATATCGTCTGAATCAATCGGATATATCGCAAGCACAGTGTCGCCGTCTGCATCGCCGTGATGAGAGTTCGGTATAATAACCAAGCTCTCAAGATGCGTTTTTGTTCTTGACTCTCTAGCCATTGTGTCTTCCTTTCATAATAGGTGGGCCACTACAGCCCACCTATCGCGGGTGTCACGTTATGCCGCGCCTGTGCTACCGTCAACGCCTCTGGCGTCCGGGTAACCAAAGCCGACTCTCATTCTGCCCTTGTACTTGCGGTCGCCAGTCTCGAAGTCGTTGTCCCTGTCGAACTGAGGGGCAACTCTCATGACGCACTTGAGCTGATGTCCTTTGTCACTCTTGTTCTTTGCCTTGCGTGCCAGCAAGAACCAACTGTCAGCATCGGTCAGGTGCGACCAAACAATTCCGGTCAAACCTTCGCGAACGGTATTCGGGGTGTCGGTCTTTGCCACGTAGGGCAATGTGGGACTGCCGAGAATCTCCTCCATAATCCAGCGGCTATCAGTCGGGACAACCAATGTTTTGGCGTCCATCTTATACTGGAAACCGCGTGCATTCTGGATTTTTTCCATCCTTGTTCGTGCCGCCTGAAGTGCAGCTACAGACAAGTCAACGTGAGACGATGGGGTGTTTGCCCACACGCCGCCCGAAAGAACCGGGTGGCTGGTGGAAAGCATAGCCACACCGTCACCGCCAGACATCCACGGAGCGAATGCAGTCGTAGAGGTCGGGTTGTTGAACGGAACGGCAGCCAGATACTCAAGGGTTTCCCTGCCGGTCTGCGCAAGACTTGTAGCTAGATCGCTTGTGAGCAAACCTCGGGGGTCGTCCTCAACGGTCGCCTGTTCCACCTGGAAGCCGAGTGTGTATTCATATGGAGTAATTGTTGTGTCGTACGATTTTTGTTACTGCGCACTAACTAGGCTTGTGTGGTCTGGCAACTCCAATGCCAGGAGGATTGTGGTGTCTCACATGTTCGGACTTGGACGAAAACAAAACCAAGTTCTCTGGCCTGTTGTCCTGCTTGTCCTCGTTGACATGATGCACCACTTCGCCTTTTTTGAGTGGTCTTCCAAGTTTTTCTTCCATTACAAGAACGTGCTCCATGACGTATCCTCGGTTGTTCGCCAGGTGATGACCAGGAACCATCCTGCCTGCGTAACCGCCGTTGAGGTTCTTTGTCTTTCCACCTTTCCAACTATGGTTGCGTTCCCTGATGCCAGCACCATGGTTTCTACGCGATATTCCCCAACGAACGAACAATCGATAAACGGCTGTATAGCTTACACCGAATCGATCAGCTATCGCCGAAATGCTCATTGTTCCATACAACACTGCTAGGGCATTCGGGTCTATACCCTCTCGCGTATACCATGCTGTCTCGGATTGCTTACGTGCCGATATCTCGAACTTTTCCATAGCCTTCTGGATCGTCGACACTGAAACCCCGCATTGTTTTGCTATGTCGGAATAAGACCGACCATTAGTAACGTATGCGGTTTCGAGCCATTCCTTGTTTTGGTAGTGTTTCATAATACGCCTCCACCATTGGTGTATTACGTATTATACCACTCTTTATGCCTAGTTGTCAATGTGCGTGGCCTGGTCATTTCTGCCAGGCTCTGCATGTTTCCATGCAGATCGGACTGTCACTTCCGCTTTACGCGGTCATTGGATTCAGTCTCTGCAGCTGCACGGCTTTCGCCTGCTTGCTGAGGGTTACCATGCGCATATAGCGTTTAGGCGTTCCCCGTTGATTACCAATGATTTAGCCAGGGCCACGATTTTCACCAAACCCTGATAGATACCGTCATAACTGACCAGCCCGCCAAACTCCTTCTCCTGCCAGCGGCCAAGGCCAGACATGTAAGACCATCGCTCGTCTTCGGTCGATATACTCATCTCGGAGTAAATCTGTTCATACTCGTGGTCGGGTTCGCCGTAACCCTGTATCCAGAAGTTTTTTATATTACGATCATACGCATCGCGTATCTGTGTTTTTAGAATCCTGTTTGCTGAAGGCATTTATGCCACCCCCTTTAGGCGTCGAATTGAAGTCCCTGGTATGTCGGGTCGCCCGACACCATGCCGTAAGGCAGGAACTTGACAAGCAATCGGAGATAGAAAGAACTGGAAGTCAGATCGACTGTCTTCTGCACCCCAACAACGACGACACGTGCATCGGTCTGAGCGTCAAGATTGACGACCGTGCAATACGTTGTAGAACCGTCTGTCTCGGTGACTGTGGCCTGCGCCAAGTCATAACAGTTGCCGATATACGTTTTCACATCGACGAGGTTTGTTGCTGTGGTGGGGCTGCTTGCGGTGCAGGCGTTCATGGCGTAGACGTTGCCAGTCACGACTGGCATTATGCGTATTGCAGCGTTGCCGCTGGTTACGTTAGTGGCGTCTGTAAGAGCAAAGCCGCATATAGGCCCGTTGCCTCCAGTGAGCCGCTGTGTAACTGCGCCTGCGTTCAGATAAACCATGTCTCCAGCTTTGAATTCCTGTGAATCAGCTTCGAGATATGGGTTCCTGGTACCGATGTCGATTAGTTCTGCGGGTTCCGATGCTTGTGCGCCGCGCTGCACGAGTTCGCAAGGAGCGAATCGCACACCGTTGGCTGCATTTGTGATTGTGTAAGTAACTGTGCGGGACATATCCTGAGTTACCTCCTTGGTAGTTTGAATTGCCTCACTTAGCAGAAGCCGCTATCAAACCACTAAAGCGATCCCAGGAGTATGTTGACTTACACAACCGGCTTGCCTAAAAGGGGTCTTGTGTGTAGTGCATTACTTAGCTGTTAGCTTTGTGGGCGAAGTCGAGTTGTTGGCCTTACAGGGACAACCCGACTTCGGTTTAATTGTTTTTTACTTGCCGCAAGGGTGCGGGGTACTATTCAGATGACAACACGACCGAGTCGTTCTCGGCAGGCTCAAATGTCTGAGTGACACCAGACACACCATGCATAGCTGCCCTTAAATCTTCAGACGCTTGCTCGCTGGTTTCTTCAAGTCTGCGCTTCGGGTCGTTGTATATCTTCATTCCGTTTACAATGCCTTTGTGGTAATCCAGTTCGCGCTTGCATAAAATCTGATCGCCCATATGGAATAACCCATCGGTTTCGTCACCGAATGCAAACGGGCATGCAACCTCGTTATCTTTGCGCTTTACAGGTTCCCATCGCTGCCCTCTCACCGAAGACATTCGGCGCTGGTGCTCATTGAACCAACTGTAAGCGTATTGTGTTGCGATTCCGGGCTTAAGGCTCTTCCGCGTCTTCTCGTCAATCATATTCTCTGCGCGGTTAATGCTTATCGTGTTAACGACTTTGCGCCCATTGATTGTCAGAGCGCCGGTGTCACTGTCAATAATCACGGGTGCGCCATACGGCAGGTCACCGGCGGCATTGGCGTAAGTTCCGAGGGCAAGTTTCCCCTGGTCGAAGTATATGATTGTGCCGTCGGCCATTTTGGCAACGACGATGCTTTCGTCCACCGGCCTTGTTCTAACTCGCGCCGATACAACTTCGGGCGTGTCTTTTGCTATCTTCAATCTCGGTCGAGCCATTATTTCTTCCTCCTAATCGTTGCCGGGCCTGCAATATGATCCAAATACTGTTGTTCGGTCATACCGTTTTCTTTCATCCATTGGCGCTCTTCGCTCGAATAATCCATCGAGCCAAGCGACCTGGATGAAGAATTGTCCCCGTCTCCAACAGAGGAAGCCGCGAGGATAGCTTCCTGCCTTGTAGTATCTGTCTTAGGCTGCGCAGTCGGTGCGGGTGCTCCGTTTCTTAGGCGCTTGCCTCTCGCGGCGTCAACCGCAAACTCTAGCGCCTGCGGGTTTAACTTCTTCGCGTGAGTGACGCCCGCATAGCCCAACTGCCTGAGTGAAGTTGTTACGTCATTGCCGATGTCTGCCCAATCTTCGTACTCGGGCGTCTTCACCTCGTCGAACATACTGACCAATTCAGGCACGAGCTGCGACACAATCGACATCGCTTCCTGTCTTGCGAGAGTCTTGATGTAGTTCGGCGCTTTTGTTTCATCATACAAATCATCAACTACATATTCCGACTGCGCGGGCTGCTGGACTGCGGCAGGCTGTTGGTATTGCTGCTGCTGAAGCGGGGCGATATTACCGGCAGAGTCCAGGCAATAACCACCCTGCCGCAATTGAGCATCAATGCGCTCGCGTTCGGCTTTACGGTCTTCCTGCTCCTTGATAAGACGGCCCTTCCAAGCCTTGTCTTCCTGCGTTTCGGCGGGTATGATCTCCTCGCCTACAATTTCCTCGGCTAGCTCTTGACCTTGCTCCAGGACATCTTCTGTTGGCTGGAGGGGTTCCATTATTTCAGACATTTTGTTCTCCCTCTAATGATTCTAGTGCGATTCTTGGTATTGCTTTTACGTTCTGGCATGCTGCTATAAACTGCTGAAGCTGTGATATCCTCATAGCAAATTGCTCCAGCGTTTCACCAGGTCGCCAGCGGTCATGAACTAAACTATTAGCGGCAATTATTGCCTGCTCCTCAACGTCGCGTTCATACCTAGACCATCCCGGCCTGTTGAGCAAGTCCCGGTATTGCTCCGCCTCCACCTGGGTTTCCCGCTCCTGCTCCAACTGCTCCAGGAACATTTCCTTGTCCGATTGCTCCCGGTTGCGGTGGAATACCAGGTGGAACCATCCCGGCTGCAAGCATCTGCTGCTGTTGCTGGGCTTGCGCCTGCTGCTGTAACCTTGCCATAATTTGCATAGCCACTTGTGGGTTAATTGCGGCGGCAATTCTCATGCCCTCCTCTGGTGTTGTAGGCTCTGCGCCTATATATTGCTCTACGTGCTTGTGTCCCATCGCTTGGTAATATTCGCGCTGGGCCTTATACAAACGCTGGATTTTGTCCAATACCTGCGGCGGATCGTCCATCGGGCTTAACTGTGTAAACGGTGATTGCATGGCTTCCCGCATAGTTTGCCCGGCAAGCTGGAACCTTGTCTGTGGGTTTGATGTGGCGGACGACCCACGAGGGACAAACTTGTATTTCCCCTCGTGCCATTCAGGGCGCACAACCCGCCACGGCTCATTACCACCGGCGCTGCTCTTGTATTGGATGGGTTCGTTAGGCAGAAATCTGCGGATAATCTCCATCGTGTTGACGGCGTGCGCCTCAAGCCCCTGGTCTTCCTCGATGCCCATCTGCACAACAGAAACCGTGTAGTCAAACTTATCATTGCCCGCGCTTATGACAGCGTTGATCTCAAATGCAGTCTTCTTCTCATCGCTAGGAGCGCCTTGCGAGGGCGCGGACACGCCTGTAACCTTTTCAGCCATACCATTGACCATGTTGAGGCCATTGTAAGATTGGCTGATAGCCGTAAGCGCCGATTGACTGCCGTTGAGCATTTGCACGTCAGTTGCTGGGTTTGAAACAATCCATCGCTCCATCGGCCCCCACTTCAGGTTCTTACGGGCTACATCGGAACCGGGCTTAACCGCAACCGGAGGCAGGATGTTAATGGTGATGGCGTCTGTTATCTGATTGAAAGTGGCGTTTATCCACGTCTGAAGTCCGCGAATATCCTCGCACATCGACCCGCCCCACATGGAGTTTGGCTTCGGGTCACAAATTATCGGGGTAAAGAACCAATTGTCACCGAATAGGGGCTTATATTCAATGCACTTCAAGATTTTTGCCGTGCCGCGTGTGTCCGAATTGTAGTAAGCGAGTATCAGGTATTCTTTTTCGCGCTTGTCTCCAGGCTTGACCCATCTGTAGATACCTTCCCAACACTCGAACTTAGCCGACCAAATGTTTTTAGCGGTCACTTCCTCTATGCCCTGCAAAGCCTGCGTCTGGGTTGTGGGATTGTCTACATTCCAGCGGTTTTCCAGATACTCTACCGCGTCCGTGTATACAGTTTTGGCCTCGACCATGCCCTGTATGTCGTCCCAGCGTAGCCACCTACGCCCAAACGCGCCCTTGGATGACTTAAAGTTTGGCGCAGTGAACGGCAAAAGCATTATATCTTCGGTGACAATATACTCAGTCGTAGGTTCTGCATCTATCTCGTGGACTTTTAGCGGTTGCCCTGGCTCCATATACTCGGGTAACTGGTTGCCTGTGCCTGCGACACCAGCCTTAAGCCAACACTGACCGGTTATCATAGCTTCACGGACGGCGATACCGACCTTCCCGGCAAGCCGCATTTCCTCATTCCAGAACTGCAGCCAGTTCTCTTCATTCTGGGCGACATCATCATACTCGGGGTCAACCGCCTCGACCTCGAAAATAGGACTGGAGCCAGTAGCAGCGCGGGCAACTTTGATTGACGCAGTGTTGACCATGGACTTGGTTGTCGGGATGTTCACATTAGACATCCACTCCATTGGCTTGGCCTTGAGCAATCCCTCGTACTGATCGCGATAGCCCGCAACATTGTCACGGAACGTTGCACTGGCGTCCTGTGAATCGTCCATCGCCATTCCAAGTTCGTTGGCAAGGGCAAGCCGTGCATCCTCGTCAATATTCAAAAGTTTTCCGACAGCATTAGCCATGTATAGCTACTCCAGTATTCCGAGAATATCTTCGATTCCTATGAACAAATAGCGGACATCTTTCATCACAACAACGATCCCAGAGTCATCTTTGCATACAACCTTGTCGCCCGGCGAAACGTCACGCACCTTGCTTCCGACCGACACGACCACGCCTTCCGTTTGGGGCTTCTGTGTGCTGCAAGAGTGTGCCGAGCCGTTATCGTCCTCGTAAATCGCATAATTCGCAAGCTCGATGCCACCCTCGGTTATAACTGGCTGATCTTCATTGAGCTTTATGCACACATATGAGGACACCGCGACAGGTTCGGCCTCCAGCACAGCGAGGACGTGCTTTGTCCTGGTTAAGCAGCACCCGTCGATTTCTTTCGACCGTCGCCTGTCGAATAGAACCCAATCACCCTCCGCGAACCCAAGCGGCTCATCTGATTCACCTATGTTGACCACGACGCCATACATTGAGCGCATATCGACTTTGCCGGGTATAACCAGCGCGGTTGTAGGCGTTTCGTCCTTTGGCTCAATAGCGCAAAAGCCGGGCATAACCCGGCTAGTTTCAAAAGCGTTTTCCATTGTCTCCCCTAATAGTAAAGTCCCGACCTATTGACATCGCGCTCGATCTTCGCCTCGTGGTCTTCAATCCATGCCTGGTCGGTGCGCGCCAGGTCGGTAAAGAACTCTGGCGTCGATTGCTGCGCCACCTGTATACCTGCATAGCTGGCTGTGTCTACCTGATCGTCATGTTTGCCAGTCGGGAACCGTAACAGTTCACCTTCGTATTCGTCCAGATAGTCGGCTCCAAGCAAGTGGTAAACCTTGCCAGTCTCATACCTCGCCGCTATTGAACGTGAGCGACTGATCTTGTCTCTGTCTGCCTTTAGTGGCATAATCGGAAGGCCTTCGTTGGCGCAATCCTGAATAATGTTCAAACCGTAGCTGACATTCTCGACGCCTTGGAACGCTGGAGCCCAACGCTGGTATTGGTCGCGCATGATTTTCTTATGCTTGGTCGTGTCCGCGTGCTCTCTAAACACATTCAGCAGCAACAAATCACGCTGCGGGGTAACCGCCCAAGTGGAGCATACAAACCAATCGTTCTGGTCTTTCTCGGTCGCTGCCGGGTCAACAGTCTGGAACTTCCAACAATCCTCGATGCAGACCGTCGTGTCCTGACCGTCTACACTTAGCACGTAGTAGTCACCCATACGCCGGAAGTAACGGAACCAAGAACGCTTGAAGATCGCGCCACCCTCTGGCTGTGGTCGCTGCTGATACAGCGCGCTCCAGAAATAAACTGACTGGTTGCCCCTGATTGCCGCTAGCGCATCCACGTCGTAACGCTCGGGCCATAGAGCCTCACCTGCCGACCTGCCGAGTATGTCAGACTCCTCTGCAATCGCAGGAAAGTCAACGCATTCCCAGGCATCTCCACCATGCGCTGTGTGAGCTAACAACTTACCCGCTAGGTCGTCCTCGTGCCATCGCGTCATAATTACCACAACGCCGCCGCCAGGCTCTAAACGACTGTAGGCTGTAGAAAGATACCAGTCCCATATCTTGGAGCGAATGGTCTCAGATGCCGCTTCCTCGGCGTTTTTTACAGGGTCGTCAATGATGAGTATGTCTGCGCCACGGCCTGTGATCGGGCCACCTGCGCCTGCTGTCACCATCCCGCCTAGCTTGCCTGCTATATCCCAGCGGTTAGAGGCCGATGATTCACGCGACACCCGAATCCCAAACACATCGTGACCATACTCTTCAAGCAAGTTCTTGACCTTGCGTCCCCACGACGCCGCATAATCTGCCTCATACGACGTGAGAATGACGCGTTTGTCTGGATTAACGCCCAAGAACCACGCCGGGAAGTATTGCGAGCACAACCAGGATTTGCCGTGTCTTGGCGGCATAGTGACCATAAGGCGGCTGATCTTGCCTGCTGCCAGGTCGGCGAGCTTGCTATTAAGCAGCTGTATGTGCGGTGGATCTAGGTATGCCCCGTCGGTCACGCGCTTGGCAAACTCCACGGGCGATTCAGGCTTTTTGAGGCAGTCTGCAGTGATCCCCTTTGCAATGCTCTGCGTGAGATAGTCCAGCGGGTTGGAATAACCCGCCAGGTCAGATGGTTTTATCATAGCTCTTGACAACCTGACATAATCATGCTAAACTGAGGTGTGAAATATTTAATGCTAATCACAATTGCATTAACACTCGTTGGCTGTGGTGGCGGTGGCGGGAACATGTCCGCCCAGACTGCGCCCAAAACAGGCGAGGTGTCAACTCCTATCGTCGTGCCGCTGCCGCCTGCGCCGCCTGATATGCCCGTGGTTAACTATCCACCCGAGCCGCCCGCGCCGCCGAGCTTCTAGGCAACAGGGTAGAGCACGCGTTGTGTCATTCGGCAAGTCGCTTCATGGCGCCTGCAAGCACCTGCCCGCACACCACTCGAGGGTCAATCGCATCTTCGAACAATTCTCTTGCAATTGATATGTTCACTTGTCGCCCACCGTAACAAACTCGAACATCAAACAGGTCGAGTGCAATTTTGGCCTGCTTTGCCCGGATAGCAGATTTAATCGCAGCCTCGGCGCGTAGCAGGTGATCCAGGTCGCAAATCGCGTATTTTTCCCCGCATACACACACATCCTCGCCGCATTTGTTGCATTCGTTGAAAATACTCACAGCCTATCTCCCCGACGCCGATATGCGCTCGCCTCTGATTCCTCAAGCATCCACTTCAAAAACTTGATTCTGTGGTCGTTAATAGGGCAATCCGCAGGCTCGGCATAATAGTATGCGTCCACCGCACCCTGATAGAGCGCATGCATTTTGTCTCTTTCGCAGTGTGAGGGTATCATACCGTCTGGAGCATGCATAATCGCGAGACACTTCTGCCCATCGTAGCTAAACGGACAATAATCGGGCGCATAGTTACTACCGTCATGGCATTTCATTTCTGATACCCCAACCTATACTCACGCTCATAACCTCAGAATCAATTCTAAGGCGTCTAGCGTTCGATTCTGAGCGTCTCGAACGCATGTGCTATCACTTGGCTTTAATTGCCGCAATCCGCTCTGCAATTCGCGCCCGTGTTGGCTCGTCTGATACCTCGTCGCCGATGACTGCGATAATCTGGTTAATGACGCCCTGCAGGTCATTGATGGTAATAGTCAGGCGGTCGCCAAACATGCCCAGGTGTTTACCCAGGTTCTCGACGGCGCGTGTGGCGTTGGCTGCATCAAACGTCCAAACCCCTAATCCTGTATCCTCGTCCTCGACCTGCCGCATGCACTTGTCAACACGATCAAAGGCCATAACGGGTTTTCGCTGTAGGCATCTATCACGAATCTCGCACAAATCAGCCACTACAGAGTCAACAGTGATTGCGTTACGCTCAGACACAATTGCCTGCTCTGTTCTGATCGCCTCTGCTACCCTAGTTTTGCCTAGCAACTCTGAGCCGATTTTGTCAGCGTTTTTGGCACTATAGCCTGATCGAATAGCCGCCTGCGTTGCGTTGAGGTCAACTAAGTATTCCTCGACGAATCTCTGTTGTTTGGCTGTTAGTGGTCTCATTTCGCTATCCTCACC